TTAGATTAGAATTAGATAAAGAACATAAATAGTAGTAAAATAGTGTTGTAATATAGTGGTAAATGGTTTAAAATGTTTATACTTCAAACAAAAGGTAAAAACCATGATAAACGTAAACAACATTTTAAAATGGGTTGCAATACTATCACCCATTGTTTTTCTAATTTTAATTTAAGGGGTTACTATTCATTAGCAACCCCTTTCATTAAGTTAACCTAATCAAAGTCCATTTTATATTCTAATCTTGCCTGTGCGCCGCAACCCCCGTTCCAAAATTTCCAAAAAAACACAAGCGGATATTTCTTTACACCACAAAAGTAACCCTTGCAATCTGCTACCACCTTGCCGTATAATTCAAACCAAAGGGAGCTCTAACCCCTTAAAAATTGCGGTTCCTTACCTTATCCGCTCCTTTGTTTAAAGTAGAGCTCCCATACCTCAAGGCAGTGCGTCATCCCACTGCCTTTTTTATTCCATTTGACTTATTTCCGTTTCCAAAATATACTAAGGCATTTACCCTATTGTGGAAAATGGCTAAAAACATCCCTCACAAAACTAAAGAAGCAATCCAAGGGCAACTCTGTTTTAAGAATCCCTACCCTAAACCTCTTGATTCTGTTCGGGAAACACACACAGTTCTAAAAGGGGACGAAACCTTCGAAGAAAAAGTCGCTGCCCTCATGTCACTGGCAGCAGAATACCGAGACGACGAAGCGGTTCTTAGGAGGGACAGGTTTGTTCAGGAATTCCTTTATGACTTCAACCTTGCTAATGCGTATAGACGTTCTTCGCGAAAAGGAAAGGATTTAGCACAGTCCACAGTATTTAATTACTCCCGTAGAATGCACCAAGAGCCTTATGTTCAGCTTTTGATTCGGTTAAAACTGGAAGAAATGGATACGGAGGCTATTTGTAGCCGGAACAGAATTATTGTGGGACTCTTAGAAGAAGCTACTTACCGTGGAGAGGACTCTTCTCACTCGGCGCGAGTTGCTGCGTGGGCTAAACTTGGTAAATACATGGGTCTGGATATTGACCGTTCTGTCAGTCTTAATGCGCACATGGATGCACCGCCGGAGTTATCTAAAGAGGTTCAGGAGAACTTTATTGAGAAATTTAAGGAAAAATTCCACCTTGAGTCTAAAACATAATGGAAAAGATAGAAGACTGGTCACCAGAAGAGAAAATAATGCTCAAAGCGGCATGCGAGAGCTCTCATAAGACTTTTTCCCAGTACTTTTTCCAAGTAAGGGAGAACTCACCTTTCATTTTTAATCCGCACCATGAAATAATGTGCGATATTATTGATAGGGTCTTTAATCTGGAAATTTTGAATCTAATTGTAAACGTTCCGCCGGGATATACCAAAACAGAGCTTTTTGTGCTTATGTTAGTGGCAAGAGGCCTGGCCATAAACCCTCGGGCGAAATTTATCCACACGTCATACTCCGATAACTTGGCGTTACTTAACTCTTCTGCTACAAAGGAAATCGTAGAGTCTGCTGAGTACCAAGAACTTTGGCCTATGCCTTTGAGGGCGGACAGTAAGTCGAAAAAAATGTGGTTTAACACGGTCGGTGGCGGTCTTTACGCGACAGCAGCAGGTGGTCAGATTACTGGATTTCGTGCAGGACGCTCAGATGGTGAGGAAAAAGAGAAGTTTTCCGGTGCTTTTATCATGGATGACCCCATTAAACCAGACGATGTTTTCCACGAAAATTCTCGAAAATTGATTAACAGAAGGTTCTCAAACACGTACAATTCGCGTCTTTTGCACGATAAAGTACCTTTTATTCTCATTATGCAGAGGTTACATGACGATGACCCATCTGCTCACTTGCTTAAAGGCGGGGACGGGAAAATCTGGCATCATCTTGACTTACCTGTACTGATACCAGAGGTAGAAAGGGACTATCCAAGTGAGTGGAAAAACGGGAGACCAATAACTTATTCTCTTCCTCCAGGCCCACTTTGGAAATGGAAGCATGACAGAAAAGAAATAGAGGAACTAAAGGCGGACGAGTACACGTTTAACTCACAGTACATGCAAAGACCTTCTCCTGCAGAAGGCGGTATCTTTAAAAAACACTGGTGGCGTTACTACACGGAGGTTCCAAAACTTCGTCTTATCGTAATTTACGCAGATACGGCAACTAAAAAGAAAACAAGTAACGACCCAACAGTCTTTGGACTATTCGGGCTTGGTTATGACAAGAAAATCTATGTTCTTAATATCTTTAGGGAACGGATGGAGACTCCTGAAATGATAGAAGCAGCAAGGGTGTACTGGAACAAGTACCGTAAGCCATTGAATAAGAACATTGTTGGTGCTACGACATTTAAGGTCGAGGACAAGAGTTCAGGGACTTACTTAATACAGCAGTTTAAACGTGAAGGAATACCCGTTCAAGAGATTCCCCGTAATGTGGACAAAGTACAACGGGCGGTTTTGGTTGCTCCGGAGATTGCTAAAGGAAACGTTCTCCTTCCCGACAGCAGTCTCCAGAGTACACCCTATGGGGACACAGACTGGGTACTTGACTACAAGAAGGAGTTTGCACACATGACAGTAGACGACACGCATGACAACGACGACCAAATTGACGTTAGCATGGACGCCATTGAAGAAATGCTAATTAAAAAATGCTTTACTATTTATGATAACTTATGAAAAAATCTAAGGAACTTCAAAAAGAAATCGAACAACTCCAGATGTTCAATGAACGGGACGGGATTAAAGGTACTATGGATGTGCTTAAGACAGACCATAAACGAAGTCTTATAGGTGCCATAAACGAACTATATGACAGGCCGTCCGGAGGGGGTGGTGTTCTCATTGACGACCAAGTTATCGTACCAGATAAGACATGGTCAAGTCAGAAAATAAACGGGGAAATTCAGTCGGTAACGTTTAGCTGGAGCACACCTGTGGACTCGGACATATTACCGGCAGGAAACTACAATCTTGGTTCTTCTAACGAGAAGTTTAACAGCATTTGGGTCGGTGCTGTTCACTTCAACGACTTATTTAGTCAAGGTGGGGACATAGATTTAGGTAATGGGGAAATAGCCGCATCTGGTTCTGTATTTCTTCTTGATAATGCAACGATTGACTTTACTGATGCCTCTTTTTATGGTGACTTTATTCCAATGGTGAATAACTCTCAGGATTTAGGCTCACCTACAAAGTATTTTGATGTTCTTTATGTACAGGACGTCGATGTTACAGGTACGGTTAACGGCAGGGACATTATCGCTGACGGAAACAAACTTGACACGGTAGCCACAGGGGCAACTGCCTTGAGTTTAGGGGAAACCTCGGGTACGGCCTATCGTGGTGACAGGGGTAAGATTGCCTATAACCACTCTCAAATTGGTTCTGGCAATCCACATAATGTATCTAAATCAGATGTTGGATTAGGGAATGTAGATAACACGTCTGATTCCAATAAACCAGTATCTAATGCAACACAAACAGCATTGAACGGTAAGGCAAACACATCCCACAATCATACAATATCTAACATAACTGACTTACAGAATAAATTAAATGAAAAAGATGGTGAAAAAAAATACCTACACTATGTCGCATCAACATCACAAGACCTATTAAAATATAATTCAATTTTAAATACGGGATGGATAATAATTAAATTTGATACAAACAAGAGGAGGGATGACATTTTTTCTATTGATTCACTTGGTCAAATTACAGTATCAGCGGATTGTTGGCTTAAAATAACAACAAACTGTAATGCGTACAATAGCCAGACCACAACCAATGATAGATACACTGCTAAATGGATTATTCAGCATATGACAGCATCGATTTGGTCAGATGTTGACGATTCCAACAATTATTCCTATCACCGAAATTCCGAGGACGGTCAAGGAACAGGTAAACCATCAACTATGATAGAGGTTTCTAATGGTGACAAAATCAGGGTAAGGGCTACTTGTTCGTCAAATAATGACCCTTTGGGCGATGTAACAACAATCTCGGGGCAGTGTTCTATCACAATTGAAGCATTTGATATATCTAATGGCGGTTCTGTTTCAATGTAATAGCAACATAAGAAACACAATACCTTGATTCTATTTCAACAAAGTAATAATTAAACGAACGAAGTAGTTTATTGATATTTTTTAATAGGGATGATAAACTTCCCTTAATTTTTTCAGGAAAAGACATTGGCAACAGACGAAACTACCTTTATTGTACTGATTTCTCACTACACGGTCGCCAGTGTCCTTGGTGGTGCGGCGGGATTCATAATTGCAATTTCGATAATGCACCCGAAGTCTTGGTACAACACACTGGGGAGATTCTTTACGTCCGTATTCCTTGCATATTCCACTGCTGTCCCGATTCTTGATTGGTTAAATCTACCTCTAAGCTTTCAATTAGTCCTTTTGACAGGGACGGGGATTGGTGTTTTTGGGTGGTTTCTCGTCTCCGTTGTTTTAAGAACTGTTGCTAACTCGAAAAGTTATCAGGAACTTCGTGATAACTTTAGGAATAAAAAATGAGCGGAAAAACGATTTACTCTACTGAAATGACGGTAACTGTACCTACTTACGATTTGCTCCAGAACTCAGCAACTGGTTTAGGTACAAGTGCGGATAAGGACTATTACAACAAGTTTGTCCACTCCCCCGTTATTGACGTAGACGAAATTGATGCTCTTTACAGCAACGATTGGTTGGCCGCAAAGATTGTGGACGCATTACCACATGATATGGTACGTTCATGGAGAACTATAGAAGGTCTAACAGCAGAGGAACTAACTTCCTTTGAGAACGAAATTAAAAACTTCGATATTAAAGTCAAAATAGAACAGGGTCTTAAGGATGCAAGAAAGTACGGTGGTGCCGCTCTTTTTCTTAATGTTAAAGGACAAGGTTCAGTCAGGACAGAATTAGATATTTACTCTGTAAATAAAGGTGACCTCCTGTCTATCATCTCGTTTGACGCAACAGAGTTAAAAGTCCACAAAATAGAGGATGATATTTTTAATCCAAATTATGGAAACCCTAAATTTTACGCACTAAAGAAAGATAGTGCTAACGAAGTAGTCATACACCATAGTAGAATAATTCGTTTTCATGGAATTAAAGTTCCAAGGAGACGTGCAAAGCTCTATAACTATTGGGGAGCGTCACTTTACCAAAGAACACGAGAAGCTCTTGCAAGGGCAGCAACGGCATACGGGGCAGGCTCAAACCTCCTTCACGAAGCAAGTCTGGATATAATTTCGATTGAGGGTTTTACAAACCTTCTTGGTGACCCAATAGGTGAGTCGCAGATTCTTAAAAGAATGACTTTGGCTAACTTAACGAAGTCAAACCAAAACATGCTTATTAAGGACAAGGAAGAAGACTTTACTAAAATAACTCAGAATTTTGCCGGTATCCCCGACGTTATACGTGAGTACGTCATCTCCCTTAGTGGTGCATCAGACATCCCTGTAACACGGTTACTCGGCCTTTCACCTTCTGGATTAAACGCCACAGGTGAGCATGACTTGATTAACTATTACGACACTATCAATTCTCGTCAAAATCTTGAACTTTCACCTATTTTGGACAAAATTGATGTTCTTTTAATGCGGAACATTTTTGGTGATGTTAAAGAAAGTTACTCTTACAGTTATAACTCGTTATGGCAACCTACGCGAGGACAAATCGTAGACATGCTGAAAAAATCAGTTGAGGCGTACAACGAAGCAATGGAGTACTTGCCTCCTGTCGTTGTTTTACGTGCAGTTAAAAGAACACCGCATTTTGATATAACCGACGAAGAGATTGCCGAATGGGTAAAAGTCCTTGAAAAACGCATCGCTGACGGGGAGAGAAAAGACAAAAAACCGGAGAACACAAATGAGTAAACAATACACAGTAGACTATTCTTTAACGACGAGCACAAGGAAGAAGACTCCACAAGGGTTTATCATATCAGATGTTGTCCTTGCAAAAGCCGGGATTCTGCGGTATAAAGGTTCTGAGATTGGAAGAACTGACGAACCAGACCGTATTTTCAATGTTTACCGACCACCGGAAGAACTTTTTAAGAAGGAAACAATGGATTCTTTTAAGTTTCTTCCATTGACAATAGACCATGTTGCTATGGTGGACGAGGATAACTTAGAAGAAATAGAACAAGGTTCTACAACTGAGAATGTTTACCAAGAAAAAGACCTCTTGAAGTCAAGAGTTATTTTCAGAACAAAAAAAGCAAAGAAAGCCATTGATAGTGAGTTATCAATCGGTTTTTATACAGAGTATGATTTCACTCCTGGAAAAACACCAGAAGGGGAAGATTATGACGCAGTCCAAACTGCGATTACAGGAAACCACGTTGCCCTTGTAACGAAAGGTCGTTGCGGCGGTCAATGTAGAGTTTTAGATAGTGAACCAAACGGAGATAATCCAATGAAAAAGCAACTTATTAGAATTGGGAGCACTGACTGCGAACTCGACGAAAATGTCGCACATAAAGTAGAATTCGCAGTTAAGGCGTTAGACCAAGAAAAGAAAGATTTACAAGACCAGCTCGATAAAGTTCAGGCACAGCTTGACTCTGCCAATGAAGAACTTAAAGACAAAAAGAAAGAGCTTGAGTCTTTAGAAAAGAAAACAAGTGCCGAAGCGATGGACAGTGCTATTAACAGCAAGTTAAACGTAATTAAAAGTGCGTTAAAAGTCCAGAAAGACTTCGATTATTCAGGCAAAACAGAAAACGAAATTCGACGTGAAATTGTTTCTACTGCCGTTAAAGATTCTGATTTCAGTGAAAAATCTGATGCTTATATTGAAGCAAGGTTTGACAGCATCGTGGAAAACATAGATAATCAGAGAAATGAAGACGAGGATTTAGGTAACGCGGGAAGACGTGCTGCTGGTGATTCCGGACAAGAAGAAGAAAAAGACGAACGTCAAGAAAGAATTAAAGCTCTTGACGAAGACTTTATTTTAAATAAACTTGGAGACTAATATGTCAGTTCAAACAGATTATCCAGACAGCATTGGCCAAGCATACGCGGGGCTGCCTGCTGATTTAACAAGAATGAGTGCGTACAGCTACACCCTCTTAACCGGCACCCTTCGTTACGGTTCTGCGGTTGCCCTCGCATCTAATGCCGGCGACCCAAATGTAGAATGTGTCCAGCCCGATGCTGACAACTTACGTTTTGCGGGTATTGCCTTAAGAGAACACGTCAGAGAGGGGCAGTTAGAGGCACTAACAGCACCTAACGGTAACGGTGAAACGGCCTACTTGAAGGAGAAAGACACCGTTTCAGTAGGTACTCGTGGACGTGTTTATGTTCGTGTTGCAGAAGATGTGGAGGCTGGTGAGAAAGCTTACTTCGTTCACCAAAACAACGCATCTTACACAATCGGTGATTTCGCTGTCAGTACACTTGCTGGTGATGCTACAGAAATCACTAATATGCACGCTTATTTTAGAACAAGCGCACTTGCCGGCGAATTAGCCGTAATTGAGCTTAACTAAGGAGATAACCAATGAAAATTAAAGGTTTAGACTCAGCTCATACTATCTACTTTGAGGGTGAGCTTGAGAAAGTTATTAACAAGGTTTTTGAGAAGAAATATCGAAAGTTACCTTTCCGACGTTTACTCTCAGTTAACCGCGAACTGTCTGCAGCGGACACACACGTCACTTATGGCATCTATGATGCAGTTGGTATGGCGAAAATTATCAGTGCTTACGCAACTGATTTACCACGTTCAGATGTTTCACGAAAAGAAGTTTCATTCCCTATTTTTACAGTAGGTACTTCTTTTGGCTACAATGTACAGGAAATCATGGCAAGTAAGGCTACTGGGAAACCTTTAGGGCGAAGACGTGCAGAGGCCTGCCGACGTGCAACAGAGGAACAGTTCAACAGAGTTGCTTTACATGGTGATGCGCAAACTGGTATGCTTGGTTTATTTAATAACCCAAACATTCCTGTCGCTAATGTGGTAGATCCGGGCTCTGGTACAGAATGGGTTAACAAAACACCAGCTGAGATTTTATTTGATGTAAACGATATGTTTGCAGACCAGTTAGAGTTAACTAACGAGTATGAGCAAGCACGTATTTTATTGCTCCCTTTAGAGCAATGGACGTATATTGCTACCACGCAAATGCCAGGAATTGACAAAACTATCTTAAAATTCTTGGTTGAAAACTCACCTTGGATTAGTTCTGAGAATCAAATCCAGCACTTAAAAGATATGAAAGGTGCTGGTGTAGGTGGTACTGACCGAATGATGGCATACGACCCTGACCCCGAAAAGGTTGAGTTTTACATCCCAATGGAACTCGATTTCTTAGAAGCACAGCAGGACGGACTTGAATTGGTTGTTCCTGGCTGGGCGCGAACTGGTGGTACGCACTACTACTACCCACTTTCCGCGACAATTAGAGACGGTATTTAACCATGAAAACAATCGTAAACAAAACAGAAAGAGTAATCACATTTAATGTGCTAGAAAAGGACAAGGAAAAGCAGAAAGCAAAACGGTTTCGGCTAATCCCGACAAAACCACTTGACGTAAGTAACGCTGATTACAAAGAACTTTCCTCTTTGTCTTTTTTCAAAGCGTGCAAAAAAGAAGGTCTTATTTCTGTGGAAAATGATGTTCCTGAAAAAGAAGAAAAGAAAGAAACTAAAGGTGATAATGAGGATGGTGATTCCGGCAAAAAAGGAAAAGACATTCCCCCACCACCACCTAAGAAAGAGAAGTAAAAGTGACGTGCCCTGACCTTGACAGAACTATTTTCTTGTCTAATGTACCGCAGTTTAGTAACCTAACTCCTGCTGGACTGGCTGTTTTGGACGAACAAATTGATTACGTGAACAAAAAAATTCGTTGTTCTCAATTTGGTTTCCACACAAACAGGGCACGTTCCTTTTTAGCGGCACACTATCTTAGTATCCTCTTGGAGTTTATACAAGCATCCGAAGAAAATCCCGGAGGTGGAGGGGGTACTAATATCACGAATAACCGTATTGCAGAAGAAAGGGTTGGTGAGGTTCAAATAAAATTTCACAAACCAAGAAGCGCCGGTACTTCTAACGAACATAATGACCCGTTCATGGAGGACTACCAATTAACTGACTACGGTAAGATGTACTTAGCAATTTTACGAACAATCGGGTTGCGTGTAGCAACAACAAACCGGATGTATTTAAAATGATTGAACGCCAGTTAGATTTTAAATTTGTTAACAAAATTCTAAAAGATGCAAAGTCACGTTCTATTTCTGTTGGGTTTGATAATACACCACACCCAAAAAGCAAAGAAAGCCTTGCCTCGATAGCGGCTTTTAATGAAGACGGTACTTCTACGATTCCCCCAAGACCTTTTATGAAAATGGCTTTTGTTTCGAATGCCAATTTTATGACGAACATTCGTGTGAACGGAAGGAAAATTCTTCGTGGTGAGTTAGACAGTCAACAAGCAATGAACCTTCTTAAAAAAGAGGCCGTTCAGGCAGTTAAAGAATCTATTGACAATTTTGATAACCCTGAAAACGCTGATGCTACTATTGCCAAAAAAGGCTTTAATGACCCTCTGATTGATACAGGTTTTATGCGAAACAATGTGAGGGCAAAAGATGTTCAATCATAACTTAGTCCGCGCATTAAGAAGAAGAGAAATTCCTGTACGTGTCTATTATGTGGATTCTGGTTATGACACAAGCACTGGACTCCCTTTAGTAGCCCAAAATGAAATAACCACTACTGTAACCCCTATAGAAACAACTGGTGTCTTTCAACAACCAAATAAGTTTGACGAAAGTTATGCGGACGACTTAGCTTCATTAGAAGAAGGACAACGACTTAATTTCGAGGGAATACTGTGGACAGAGTATCCTGTCGAAATAGGGGAAGAGGATGAACATACCCCAAAAGCATGTTTTATTTCTGTTTCTATAAAGAATTGGAAACTTTATAGTGTCTTTAGAGTGCGGGATAAGTTTTATGGAAAGTTTAACCGTTGTCTTTTAGGGGGTGTTGACACATGACGAGCATTTCTACGAACAATGAAGACTTCATAAACACTCTTGTCCAGTTTTGTCACAGTCAATCAGGGCTCCTTTTTATACGTGGTTATCAAAATCATCCACGGCCACAAAAATCGAATACTTACGGGACAGTAACCCCTTTGTTTTCACGCCAGATAGGAATAACTGAAAGAAGGTACGAAGTAGCGAATAGTACGCAACTTATGGAGTACCTTAAGGAGACCTATACCTCTTACGTGCGCTTAACTGTCTATTCTGCAAATAACGTTACAAACACGTTTGACATCCTCCAGAAGTTAAGGTTACAATTAAGGTCATCTTATGCTACGGAGTACTTGGGTATCGCCGGGATAGGTTTCGTGTCATGCGATACCCCGAAAGAACTATACCCTGAACTTGAGTTCGGGATTAAGAAGAGAACACAGGCCACTGCTTTATTTAACGTTACTGCGGAAACTAACAACCTTGTAGACTCTGTAGCAGGCGTAGAGGTCAGTGAATACATAAGTAGATACGGAAACAGTCCTGATTTACTAACAAAGAAATTAACTATGGGAAATTAAAATGGCTATTAAGACACTACCTTTATCCAGAATAATTGACGTTACTATAGAAAGAGCGACAATTTTTCCGACAAGAAGAGGTTTCGGTACACTTTTACTTCTTACTAACGATTCTACGGGTGTTGTTAACGCAACAGACAGAACAAAATTGTACTCTACACCAGAAGAAGTTGCAGAAGATTACGCCTCTACTTCTGAACCGTACAAAGCTGCCCTTGCTGCTTTTTCTGTTCAACCAAAACCGTTGTTCATAAAAATCGGTTACTATAACGATGCTAACCCTATTCAAGACGAACTTGACGCTGTTGAAGCATACGACAGTGATTGGTACGGTCTTGCTTTTACGAAAGAAATGCGTGACAGCACTGATGTTGACAGTGTTGCCGAATGGGTGGAAGCAAGAGTTAAGTTGTATATGACGTGCAGTAACGACCCCTTGACCGAAGATTCTAACGACCAGACTCACGTTGCTGCCCGACTTCATTTAGCAGGTTACGACAGAACTGGTGTATGCTATCATACAAATTCTGCCGAGTATATGGACGTTGCTTTTATGGCAAGAGGGCTACGTGTTAACTTCCAAGGACAGAACAGTACAATTACCATGAAGTTTAAGAAACTTCACGGTATTGAGCCTCTACAGAAATCAAGTGCTGTAATAACAGCAATTACAGGTTTCGTTCCTGGCCAAGGACTTGTTGATTCTGCAGGGCACTACGCCAACGCATACGTTAACATTGCGGGAAACAATATGCTTGTAGAAGGCAATATGGCAAGCGGTGAATGGTTTGATACCATGCACGGTGCTGACTGGCTTCAATTTGCTATTTCTTACAGAATTTACACTTTGCTTGTTAAAGAAAAGAAAGTTCCCTACACAAATGTCGGAACACAAATGATTGTGGACGAGGTTAAGTACGCACTCGAAGAAGCTGTTAACAACGGTTTCCTTGCCAGCGATTTTGACGAGGACGGAAACTTTATCCCGCCTTACACTATTGACGTTAACCGAGTTTCCACTGTTCCTCCTTCGCAAAGAGGACAAAGAATTGCACCACCGATTTCGTTTGTAGCGACAATCGCCGGAGCGATACATTACGCGACCGTTAACGGTACACTAACAGTTTAAAATAGGAGAGAATAATGTCGACTCAATTACGAACATATACCTTTGATAACGTCGCGGCAGTTATTAACGGTGCATTACTGACTGGTTTTTGGGAAGGGGACGATGCGGTTTCCGTAGAACCAGGCAGCCCTGTCACGAATAACATGGTTGGTGCGTCTGGTGATGTACTGTCATCCATAACCACAAATAAGTCCGCCATCATAACTATTCGTTTACAGCACGCAGGTGACGGGCACGCTATGTTATCTGCAATGTTAGCACAATACCAAGCTGGTGCTCCGTTTATTTTTTCTTGCGGTGTTACCGATGTAGGTACTGGGGACGGTGGTTCTGCTCCAGAATGTGTAATTCAAGACGCTCCAACAAAAGGCTTAGGTGCTAACGCAAGCATGCGTGAATGGAAGATTTTTGCCGGTTGTTGGACAGACACACCAACCAACTATATCGGTGCTTAAGTGTAAACAGAGAAGAGAGAAATTATGAATAGTAGAGAATTTAGTACAACGATTGATGGGGACAACTATAAAGTCTTTAAAGAAAATGCGAAATCTGGTATTAACTTAAAATTTCGTGTAACAAAAATAATCGGGGCGCCTTTAATGGCACTTTTTGACGGTTTTTCAGAAGATGAAGACAATTTTAATGTCGATTCTTTTTCTACCGTTTTAAAAGACTTAGACCCTGACGTTGTGACTGACCTGTTAGTCGAGCTTTGTGAAAAGACTTGGATTAACGGAAAGAAACTTAATTTTGATTTAGACCTTAGTGACAAACCCTACTCTACAATCTATAAGGTTGCTTTTTGGGTTCTTGAGGTTAACTTTAAAGATTTTTTAGTAGAACTGCTGGGGTCGGACTTACTGACAACTCTCCAGACGACCGCCAGCAGAGAAGAGTAAAAGAACTTGCCCCCAACCTTAATTTCTTATTGTGGAGGCCTGTTTTAGCAGAACCTCCACTTTGTACTTATGGGGAGCTGTGTGATGGCACTTATACCATCGACGACCTTATGGATTTCCACGAGGCACTTGATGTTAAAGAATTTATGTTAAAGGAGGCGCAAAAAGATGGCTAAAAGAGTTGTAGACGAGCTTATAACGCTTCTGCGATATAACATAAATACTGCCGAACTTCAAAAGCATAAAAAACACTTAAAAGAGATTCAAAGAACCGCAAAAAGAATGCGGGACGAGGTTTCTAAAGAAGTAAAGTTTAAGGTTTCAGACGCTAATGTTCCTGAATGGAAAGAAAAGTTAAAGGTAATTGAAAAGACCTTAAATGAGCAGAAAAAAGTAACTGCTGAAAACAAGAAATACTCAGCCAGTGTAAAAGAGTGGGCACGGAAAAGAAGAAAGGAGGTCGCTGAGATACGGAAGGCTGCTCAAGCACAGAAGAAGGTTAACTCAGAGACAAGGGAAGGTGCGAGGGTTTCGAGGGAAGCTGGTCGTGCCTCAAGAAACGCTGCCGCTACTGCTGTTCGCTGGTTTAGGAACTTAGGTCAGGTTATTGGGACTACTAAGGTAAAGTCTAAAGCACTTTGGTCGAGTATGACTTTGGGCGCTCGAAGGGTCAGGAACGCCATTCGTCCTATAAATAGGCAGTTTATGCTAATGGGCAGAAGGATAAACAGAACAGTCTCTAATATCCTTCGTTTCAGGAACTTAGTTGGTGTTTCTCTTGGCGGACTTGCAGGCTACACGGCAATGAAAGACACTGCCGTGGTTGGTGCCGAAATGGAAAAAAGAAGGTTAATGCTTCGTAACTTCGGTAAGGTAGAAGGAGAAACAAACGAAGAGGCTGAACAGCGTGTCGCTTCTCAAGAAAAGGCGATAATGAACACTGCCTTAAAAACACCGCTCGATTTTGGAACAACAACTGACCTATACGTTAACATGCTCCAAAGGGGGATGAACCCTGACAAGGACTTAAAGGGGCTTGTGGACTCTGCCTTCAAGTACGGTGGCACACAGGATGACCTTAAAAGAGCACTCCTTCAATTAGGACAAGGCTGGGCGAAGAATAAATTTCAAGGCCAGGACTTACGTGCTGCAACAGAGGCTCGCATACCGATTTTAGAGGCACTGGCAAATGTTGTCGGTGACCCAACAAAAGACAAACAAGATAATATCGGTAAAGTTTATGAGATGGCAAGTGAGGGTAAGTTAAACCGAGAAATACTTTCACAGGCGTTTGATTGGTTGGCTAAAGATGCAGAAGGTTCTGCGGAAGAAATTGCTAACACAATGTCCGGCTTAACAAACAAAATCCTTGACTTTAAGCACATATTTCAGGTCATGGTTAACGACTCTGGTTATTTTGATTCGTTAAAAGAAATCCTAAAGGAAATTACAGACAAGCTCTTTGAGTTATACGAAACTGGTAAACTTAAAGAGTATGCAAAAGCAGTTAGTGATTATCTTGTTGTTAACATTAAAGCATTTTGGGAATGGTTGAAAAAGACCGCAGTTGCTATCCGTGACGGAGAAACTTTAATTCAGCGGTTGGCTAAAAAAGTCGGTGGTTTTGGGGCACTTGTTAAATGGCTTGGTAGGGTTCTTTTGATCGCTTGGCTTGCTCCACTTCTTATTTTAGTAGGGCAGATAATGAAGTTAATTTGGGCTATGCGTGCTTGGGCATTTCAGGCCATTGCAACTACCGCAGCGACTAAAGGTGTGGCCGCCGCCTTTGCCTTACTCGGTAAAAGTCTTTTAATAGGCTCTATTATAGCTACTTTGATTTATGCCCTATATAAACTCTGGGAGAATTGGGATACGGTTGTTGCTTGGATGACAAATGCTTGGGAAACTTTTACAGGAACAGTATCTATAATGGTCAAGAACATGGTTCAGGACATTAAAGATGCCTTCGCTGAGGCGAAAGATATTTTCGAAACTTACTTAGGTGGTAAAGTGATTAAGTTTGTCGGCGAGTCTTTGGGTAAGGGTGCTGGTTGGGTTAGCGAAAAGTTTAGGCAAGCAAATAAACCCGAGGAAATGAACAAAGATGCTGCTGTCTTACGGCAAATAAAAAATTTCGTTTCTTCTGGTGAGCAAAACACTTACGGCCACCGTCTTCCTGTTAACGGAAATAACCGTCCTATTAACAACGATAACTCAAGTACGGTACAGAACAGTGTAACGGTTAACGGTGCTACTACTGACCCTTATACATCGGCAAACGTAATTAAGCAAACACTTACTGACCTTGCTAATAGGCAACAGAGAAACTCTACAACAACGGTGGAATACTAATGGCTGTTTTTTTTACAAAGAACCTCGGTGCTTTTGAAATTGACGTAACAATAGAAGAGACCCATAACGGGAACCTCGCTATAACAAGACACCCCGTAGAAAAAGGTACAGAGATTTCTGACCACGCACAAGTTATGCCAAAGAAATTTGACATTGTGGCGGGTGTCTCCGATTTCTACAAAGGCTGGAGTCCTGGAAAAATAAAAGGTGCGTACGAAACTCTTGTCAAAGTCCAAGAGAGTAGAGAACCTTTTACCATCTTAACTGGACTAACTCAATTAAAGAACATGCTTATCCGGAATTTTAGTGTAACGCAGGACGACCAAACAGCACACGTTCTTCTGGTGAGGGCAAGTTGTGAGGAGGTCATTATTGTTGGGACAAAGACAATATCCGCTTCCTCTTTAAGAGCGGTTACGGCAGACGGGTCTGCTCCGTCTCTCGAGGATAACTCCACACAAAACAGGGGGGCACCGACTGTCGAACGTGGTGATGTTCAAAACCAAGAGTCAAAATACCCCCTTGAGGGTGGGGATTCTAGCGGGGATACTGCATCCGGAGAAGTTTCGAAAGGGAAGAAGACAACAGACAGGACTTTGCGTGATGTCGTGGACATCGGTTGGGGCAGTGGAAGAAATCAGAAAGTAGGGGTGTCACCATGAAAGTTGCCGTTATACGTGAGTTTAGTGTATTAGACGCACCTTCCCAGTCTGCTGATGTAACTATGAATGGGCGAAGGATAAACATCCTCTTGAACTATAACGCCTTGTATGATTACTGGACACTTAACCTCTACGAGGAAGGGAGGCCTCTTGTTGTTGGAAGAAAACTTGTTCTTGGTGTAGACCTTATTGAGCGGTATAATTTAGGTATCGGAAAAATAATTTGCTACCATGTAACCTCTAAAGTCGTTAGGGAAGAACCAAACAGAGTTAACTTGCCGAACGGTGACGTAAAGCTCTACTTATGCTGGGAAAGAGATGAGTAACTGGATTCGTAAATTAAAAGTAACCGTTGGTTCTGTTGTTGTGGAAGACTTGCGTGTTGAGTTTGAGATACAGAAAGACATTGACGCTAACCCCAATAACGCAAAAGTTCGTATTTTCAATCTAAAAAAAGAGAACAGAAAGAAAATTAAAGATGAGTTTAAAAACATTACGGTAGAGGGTGGTTACGAGAAAGGGGTAGTTGGTCTTTTGCATGTAGGTGAAATAAGGAGTGTTATAAACAAAAGGGAAGGACATACCGACGTTGTTACAGAGATTACTTCTGGAGATGCTGACCTAAATCATCGGTTCGGGAAGATAAACCAAACTTTTCCTGCCAGTGCAACCGCTCCAAAAGACCTTATACTTGCTCTTTACGGGAAGATGATTGGAGTTAAACTTGGTGTTATTCAGGACGTAGATAAATTTCCACCACTAAAAAGACCTTACACAATGGCTGGTAGTGTTGTTGGTGAGATGAATAAAATAGCCCGTCACTATAACCTTTACTGGTCAATTCAAAACGGTTACCTTGAGGTTATCTCAAAGGAAAAATATATTGACCGTGTACACGTTATTTCTAAGGATACGGGTATGGTAGGTACACCGGATGTGACCGAACTGGGCGTTCACGTTGTCACACTATTAAACCACAACATCAGACCAAAAAGACTCATTAAGGTTATTTCAGAGGAGGAAGACGCTTCTGGTTTGTTTAGGGTAAACGAGTGTACCTACCTCGGTTGTAACCTTGACGGTGATTTCTTTTGTGACATTCAAGCTGCCCGATTAGAAGACGGTTCTGTCAAACATGAACAATATAAGAAGGACATATAATGGCACGTAACTTAGACAAAGCAGTAGAAGAAACAATCCACAGTACATTACTGGAAACACATACTATGCTTCCGGGAATAATAACTGATTTTGACCCTGAGAAACAGCTTGTAAACGTTCAGTTAACAATCAAAAAGAAATACAATGGGGAGGTTATTGCAATTCCAGAACTAATGGAAGTCCCAATTTCCTGGCCAAGGGCAGGCGGTTACATGATAACGTTCCCTATAAAAGAAGGTGACGAATGTTTAGTGGAGTTCTTTGAACGTTCTATTGATAATTGGTTACTTGAGGGTGGTGTACAAGACCCAGAAAACACAAGGAGGCACGACTTCTCTGATGCAGTTGTCCACGTAGGTGTTTGGAATCAAACAAACCCAATAAAAGAGTATAACGACACAGAACCAGAGTTCCGTACAGAAGACGGAATAAAGAAGGTTTGGTTAAGTAACGATGGTTGGGTTGAGATGGTAAACGAAGAGCTCGACACAAGGGTTGTTCTTAAGGAAGACGGACAAGTACGTGCTGCTAATGACAAAGTAAAGACTTCTTTGGATATTTACCCAGACTCAAAATTTAAACTTGCTAACCCTTTAACAAAAGTAAGAGGAAGAAAAGACGGTAACCTCCTATTAGAGAATCCTTTAACACATAGAATCTTTACAGAAAAAGGAAAAATAGAAGATAAGACTTTAATGGCAAAACAAGAACTTGAAAGAAGAGGAAAGAGGGCGTTCAAGAACCTTTTAGTAAAAGAAGTTTATTCACATACGGGGAACGTTCAGATAAAAAGCCTAATGAGCCGACTTATAATGAACCCTACGGGAACAGCAGAGCTTGGTACACCAGCAAACAAACTCTCAATAAATAGGCTACAGAGCAGTTTGGGTGGTTTAGGTGCCAGTGTAAAAGCATTGCCCGCAGCAGGTAAGGCACTTTTAACAGACCTTACAGGGGCAATCACACCACAGCTCGTTCTTAACCTCGCAAGTGTTGTAACGCAAATGGCCGTTAACATGGGGGTAGACTACTTGACGACAACTATACTTGAAGAACTTAACGAAATTGAGGATTTATTGGCAAATGTTATCGAGGAGGAGCTTGACTGGTTACCAGACGATTTAACAGAGGAACTTAAACTTGTTTTAAAAGAACATAAGATTGACTTACAAAGCAAGGCCGCTAAAGAAATTATAGAAAAAAGTGACATTGTTAAACAAACGTGGGACAATGAACAATTTAATAGTCTTATTGAGGACACAGCAGACTTAATTGACAGTACAGGTGGTGGTGATGGCTAATTGTTGGGCGTTAGACGATAATACTTGGGATATGTTTGTGGACAGTTCAGGTGAGATTGGTCGTGTTGTAGGTGTCGAGGAGGTCAGACAGCACATAAAAGAACGGATTTGGTTTTTTTATGAGGAGTGGTTTTTGGACAGGGATGCTGGTCTTCCTTGGTTTCAAGAAATTTTTAAAAAACCAGAAAAGAAAGCACTTGCAGATGCTTACCTAAAGAAAGAAATAATAGACACAGACGGCGTAGAGGAGCTACTCTCTTTTGATAGTAGGTTTGATTACTCAAAGAGGGCTTACCAAATAATCAGTTTTGCTGTTAAGACAAAATACGGCTTACTTGAGGAGAAACTATAATGCCAGAACCTTATGGTGTAACCCCCGAGGGTTTTAATAGAAAAAGATTAAACGAAATACTTGCTGATTTCGATTCAGGGGTTAAGGAAGTCTTTGGTCAAAACACAAACTTAGCACCGCAATCACCGCACGGACAGTTTAACGGCATGATGTCTTATGCTCACAGTATTTTGTGGGAACTTGCAGAGAACATTTACCAGTCAATAGACCCTAACTCGGCGACTGGTGCAAGACTTGACGAACTTCTTGAGCTCTTTGGTTTACCCAAAAGAACACCGGCACGTTACAGTGGTCTAAACATTACGATAAACGGGGACGCGGGTTTAGTTATAGAAAGGGGAACCGAGTTCTTTTCTACAGGACAGTCTGTTTCAGTTTTTTCTGAATCTACAATAATACTTGACTCTAACGGAAACGGTGTTGTACATGCTTCACCTTTAAATGAGAACCCAGTTACCATTACAATCGGTTCCATTGATACCATAATCGGTGACTTCCCTGCTGGAACAACTGTCATAAACAACGAGGAAACGATTGTTGGTGTGTTAGTTAAGGCAGAGGAAACAGACGAAGAAATAAGGCAACGGTTAATAGGGAGAAGGAACGGTGTTTCCACACCAAATACAGTTATTCGGTTAGAAAACTTACTTAGGGGGCTTCCCGACGTTAAAGAGTCTGTTCTTTACGTTAACTCTGGTTATGCTACTGATATAAAGGAGATACCGGCACACAGTTACGGGCTGGTTATCGAAGGAGGGGACGACTCTGCTATTGCGCAGACTCTCTGGGAAAACCATCCCGCTGGGATAGGTAGTTACGGTTCTACTACTTTTAAAATAACTGACGAGCAAGGGGTTTGTCACCCCATTCGGTTTAGTCGTCCAAGAGAGGTTATCGCCCTTTTAGACATAGAAGTTCGTTATGTGGACAGTCGTTGCGGTTGTCAACCACACGATTTAACAGGACTTAAAGACAAGCTTATTTCTTTACTTGAAGACAATAGGCAGGACTGTGGTGGTTTTGGTATAGGGCAACCACTTATAAGAAGCAGACTTTATGCTGCTTTTTCCAGCATTCCTGGTCTTGAGATAACAAACCTGTCTATGGCAAAACATCACTATGTTTTTTCTTTTTGTGGTAACAATCCAGAGGCTTCATGGGACTCTGGTGGTTTCTGTAAGGGAAGATGGGGTCGTGATTTTGATTGGACAGTTGAATCTATAGCGATGCGTTGGAACGAAAGACCAGTTTTTCTTCCGCAAGGAATTACACTAAAAGTTCTCGACAAGTTTGATAATACAGTTGCGGAGGATTGCTTAGATGAGCTGTTATGAAGAAGGTCGCCTTGTAAATGACACCCTCGAGAAAATAGCAACACAGTACAGGGAGTCTAATAACTTTAAGGACTTTATTAAAGTTTATTTAAAAGACTTAGAGGCGATTCAACTTGCCCTTTGTGAAACAGAAATCGTTGGTCTTGATAGGCTCGGAGAGATTGTTAACTTTCCGCGGTGTTTCTGTAATATAAAAAAGAAACGTTGGTTCGGTTTTACCCAACTACAAAAGTTCTGGTTCGGTTTTGATTATGTGGACGGAGAAACAGTAAAGGAAGACCCAGCATACTTAACAGGCTTAGACTCTGGTTCTTGGAAATCAAAAAATGACAGTATGAATACACCGACTATATGTTGTTCCCCAGATGAGTCTACTGTACTTGGTTTTTGTGAAGGCGAATTTAACTGTGGCAAACTTCCAGAATATGAAGATTACTGTTTTGAGGACGACGAACATTACGCTAAACTGTTACGACTAAAGATTCTTTCGGATAACAGTGATAACAGTTTAAGCGACATAAAACTTGGTTTACAGATTTTGTTTGGTGACCAAGTTTATTTTTTACAAGAAAGAAGTGGGGAAGTAACTTTTAACGTTGGAAGAAAATTTACCACGGAAGAAAAGTTGCTTTTAGATTTTTATAAATTATTGCTTCCTGCCCCCATTGGTGTTAAAGTTTCCCTGTATGAATCCTTTGATGTGCCTGTTTTTGGTTTCGGAGGTTCAGATTGTTGTGGCGATTGGCTTGGTGGTTTTTGTAGCGGTTTATTTCATAGGAGATACTAAATGAGTTTCGATTTTACAGATTTTTCGATATGGTGCGAAAATGCGGGGGATAAAGTAAGACCACCTTACTTAGCCACTGGTTTTGGTTGTGGTGACGCAAACCCCGAGCACTTTAATTGGTGGTTTAACAGAACGGATGATGCTCTTCATTCGTTAGATAACCGCTTAAGCATTGCTGAGGCGAATATAACGGTACTTAGTGAAACAGTTAACAACTTTAATTTTGAAGTTGAAAGAAGCGGTTTGCTTGGTTACTATGTTTTTGACAGTACTTCTTTAAAGTCTATCCACAGAGTTAATTCTCCTGGAGTAAGTTCTGCAGTTACCGTTGTTCAAGCAACACACACAGTTCAAGCGGAAGGTAATGTCTTCATTTCGGCAGGGTTTGAAGCAAATATACAGACGTTTCCTCACCAAGGAAAAAATTGTGTTGGTATTGTTCACCTTCTTGTAAATGACCAAGTGGTTATAACAAGCGTCTATGGTTCCGCACGCTACGGGACTACCGGAAACGCCTCTGTTTACTTCGGGCAACAAAGAGTACACAGGCTATTGAACGCAGAATACAGTGCTTACCAAGGAAACAACCCGTTCGATACTTTCTCTAAAGGGCAAACACTTAACATTAAGCTTTCCGCTTTCATAAACGCAACGTATAGTGGAACACTTCATTTCGGTATTCCTAAACTTTACATAAAAGAACACAGAGCTGTTCCAGTTTAAAGGAGAATAATATGACATCTTCAATTTTCGGTGATATAAACTTAAGCCCTACAGAAGAACTCTTTGTTCAGTTACTCCAAAAACAAGAAGAAGGTCTTGTTGAAGTAGAAATTGACAAAAGTGCTGTAAGGATAAACGGGGTCAATAGAGGTTCGTTTGAAGACACAAAAGCAGTGTTTAGTGATACTTGGTCAGAGGCACAATTATCAGTACAACAAAAAACTGCTAAAGAGAACGGGGTTACTTATAACTCTGTTGTTTGTTCAGCTACTTCTGACGACTTAGCAAGTGTTGTCTTTACTAAAGTTCTTATGGATGCAATTAGTGGACAAACAAATGTGCCTATTAAATTTAAGAACGGAAATACCCTTATCATAGCGAATAGCGCAGACCTAAACAATTTCCTTGCTGTGTGGGTTCCTGTTTATAGAAACAACGGTGCCGGATTCACCTATGTAGAGGAACAATAATGCCTGAGATACCTAAAATGGAGGAAAGTGAGCTGTTTGCAACAGCTCCTCCAGAGCCCAATAAAGTACTAAGTCCTGCTGAGTCCGCTTATGGTTTTTCAGGAGGGGCTGCGCAAAGAGACTTCTTTAACGGGTTAATAAACAGACTATCCTCCCTTATCTACAGAAATCAGTTAAATACGGAAAAACCACCTATCGCAATGGCGACGGCTGTTTCAGGGTTAGACTTAAGTCTTTATTACAGGGACTACTTTAACGGTGCTTACGGTACGGACTTGACAAGCAAGACACCAGACAAGGGTGCTGTATTAAGTAACGAAGCAGGTAACGCGGCACTAAAGTACTACATGACAGGACGTAGCTCCGCAGTTTGTGCTGTTTCAGGCCTTTACCCACTTTATACAGACTGTGGAGTAGACTCAACTAATTTAAAAGGGAAAATAAGTTTTATGTTAAAAAGGAACCCTTTATCCGAGTCCACTGATTTTATTGGAATTTGCTTTAATTGCGTTGGACGCTACCAGAGGGTAGAAGTAGGGTTGCAATACAATAAAACTGGGCACAATTTAAAACCTCTTTTCCGTGCATACACAAATAACGGTACTGTTTCACAAACTGTTACAGGAACCGAATTTGGCGCTTCGTTTTTCGAAAGAAAAATAAGTTCTTTTTATGTCTACAGAGACCAAGAGGTCGGTGGGACGGTCTTAGAAATTCCTTCCTTAAATAAAAAAATAAGCTTTGTAGAGGAACTGACCACAGGAGGTGTTTCAGACAAACATGGGTTCGTAAGTACAGCACAAACTTTCGAAGTAGGTAGTTTAACTTTTCACGAGCATTAAAGAAGACAATGGCTAAGATAATCACAATAGACGACAACACCCCACTTTACAACGGAAAATTGTTCCTTGTTAAAATGGAAGGCGAACCAAGTGTCCACATAACCAAGATTCTTAGGATTGAGAACGGTGTTCCTGACGACGAAAGAAACCTTTTTGCACCAAACGGTTCTTTACAAATACCTTGGGATGCTTTTGCGGAAGGGGAGGAAGTCTTAGTTCGTTATATGGAAACAGACGAAGACGCTTACCACATAGTTAATTTACGTGCTTGGAATGCCCGAGAAGCAGGCAGGACTTCTGTTGGGAATGTTAAGGCAGGTTATATTTCTGAGAACCAGAACGATTTTATAGGGAACACAGTAGACTACGCTATTCCTGGAGGACTTACTGTTGGTTATGGAGGTGACGGCTCCTCTGAGAGAGTTTTAGTCAAAAACGAATTTAATGTGGACAATAAAGCTGGTTTTGGTCAAATTGGGAACCACTTTTACTTAGGCGCACCACTCGAAGACGTTAATCGTTCTTTGTTTTTTGGTTTTGGAACTCTTCTTCAAGAAAAGTTAATTGGTTCTTTTGACGAGGAATACACAATAACACCTAACGATGTTACGTTTGACGGTGATACCACCATAACTACTACATTGAACGGTGAGGAAGGAACCATCATCGTCCACATAATAGACAACGATAACGGTGATGCTGTTATCGGGAAATTTCAGGCGGAGGTTTTGGACAACAATACTGTTCTAATAAAGAACACGAACCTACCCGCTGTTATGGAAAACACTAACTATACAATGGGCGTAGTTGTGCTTCCTGTCAATAGTGTCGCAATAGGCAATCAGACAAGTTTCCCTGCCAGTAACGAAATTGTAATAGGAGCGGAGGACGGTTCACAAACAATTCGGTTAAAAGGGAATGTTGTAACAGATTCTCCTTTAACTGGTTCGGCAAATTTAACTGACATAACTATTACGGATTCTTTTGAATTTACTGGTGCAGGTGGCACAGGTACAGCAGAATTTTCAGGTGGTGACTTACATATAAGCAACGACACGGTTTACGTTACTGGAACAGGTTGGTATCAGGAGTCAGGGACGTTTTCTTTAGACATTATGCCAGAGTTCATTGGCGGTGCAAAAACATTCGGACTTTTAGATGTTCGCGGTAATATGAGAACACAAGGGTCTTGTTTTTTTGATGGACAAGCAGTTTTTAACGACCCTGTAACTATGGAAAATGACCTCTTGTGTAACTGGTCATTGACCGTCGACGGTTCCTCCTTTACAAGCAACGCGAGTACTAACAGTTTCTTAGAAACAGTGGGTTTTACTAAAGATGTAGACGTTACAAGGGACGTTAACGTTAACGGGGATTTGTTTGTTAACGGGGGCACGTCTCTTGACTTCGTTACTGCGGAAACACTTAATGTAAACAGCTTAATTGTGGATGTTTCTGTAGACTTTAATACAACTGGTTTCGTAGTATTCGGGGCACACACCCAGAGGTTCGATACACAGACATACTTCTACCATAACACTACTTTTGCAGCCCCTATTGGTGGAGACCCTTCTTATAACGGCGTTACTTTTGGTGACGGCTTCACAGTTCAAGCAGGAACGGTTTCCTTTCCTAACGGTGACACTTCCATAGACAAACTTACACTGACAGGTGATTTTAGTTCTCCTTGGGGCACTTATGTTACTGCCGCGCAAAACTTCACTTTTAACTCTTCGTTGCTTTTTGTGGACATGGACGCCAGCCTAAGTGTAAATAACTCAATGGCCGCTAATGCTGTTAAGACAGAAGAGTTTTCTATGAAGAACGGTAGTCCGACCTTGCCGACACAACCTGCAATCCCCAATGCTGCCACACCCGCCGACTTAACAGAGGTTAAGAATAAACTTAACAATGTTCTTCAAATACTGCGTGATTTTGGGTTTATAGAAACATGAATGAGTACGGTGACAGATTTAACCAATTATTTAACCACCTTCTTGAGAAGGAGGGTGATTACGTTGATAACTGCAATGACCTCGGGGGTCAGACAAAGTACGGTATAACTGAAAAGACGGCGCGTTCATTTGGTTACAAAGGGAAGATGCACGACCTGACATTAGCCTTTGCAAAAAAGATTTATTTTTCCGACTATTGGGTTCGTCCTTGGTTTATTAAAGTAGACACAACTTCCAGTAACATAGCAGAATTTCTTTTTTTGAGCAGTGTTGTTATTGGACAAGGACGGATTGTGGTCTTTCTTCAAAAGTCTTTAAATGCTTTTAATTTGCGTGAGAAACTTTACAACGACTTAAAAGTAGATGGTTTGCTTAGAGAAAAAACAATTTTTGCTTTAAATGCTTATCTTTCTGTTAGAGACGAAGATGTTTTACTTAAAGCACTTAACATCTTTCTTGGGGAATATTTTCTTTTTCTTGCACAAAGAAATAAAACACAAGAAGAATTTGTTTATGGCTGGATTAAGCAGAGGATTAAATTATGATTTTTAAAATTATACTATGGGCTGGACTTGGAATCTCAATAGTTTACGGGCTTTACGAACTGAAATACATTTTGTTCGACGAGAAAAATGAACTTAGAGAACTTGTGGATAAGTTAGAAACAAGGCTCGAAGCAACAAACGAATTAAACAGAAGTCTAACGAAAGTAACAGCGAAGAATTTAGATGTCCTTAATGAGTTAATTGCGAATCAAAAAGAGACAGAAGTACTTCAAAAAGAGCTAAAAAAAGAAACAGACGAGTTGCTTAAGCGTAGCAACGTTTTTATAGAAGAGATAAAAGGAGCAGAAGATGCGTGCTTGGATTATGATATTAGCCACCTTCTTACTGGTGAGTTGCACACCGAAAGAAACTAAACCAGAAGTTATTGTAGAAAAAGAACTTGTTTACGTAACACCGCCTTCTTTTCTTTATGAAAGACCAGACTTCCCTGAACTACCCTGTACCACAATCCGCTGTGCCCTTATTCAACGGGAGAAACTTATCTTTACGTTGAAAAACGTTATAAACCGCTTGGGCACTTTAGAAGAATGGGTAAAGTCTAAACAGGTTCTACACGACCCCAACTTACCCCTCGTTCTTCGTCCACAAGAATAGGAACTTTTATTTTTATTGCGGTTTCCATTACATGACGCATTTCTTTGAAGGCCTCGTTTGCTTCCGCACTACCACTGTCGCTAAAATCTAATTCGTCATGGACAGTAAGACGTGGTATTCCTGTGGACGCAAAAATACCTTGTTCATAGCAATCAACCATCGCTTTCTTCATTAAATCAGCAGCGGAGCCCTGTAATTTTCTATTTAGTGCCTTATGAAGTCCTGCACGTTTAATTTGACTACCATAAACACGCCTTGCTTTTTCATAAGTGAGGGCATGACCGTGTTTTCCCCAACCAGAGGGTTCCCATAAATCAAAACGTGCTTTTCTTCCCAGTATAGTGTGGATTAGCCCATAGTACTGTGCTTCCTCCATTACTTCTTGCATGGTTGTCTTTGCGAATGGTACACCGGCATGATAAGCGTCAAAGAGTTTGTTTGTTTCTGTTTTACTTAGCCCAAGACT